ATTTCGGGCAGGTTGCTTGGGTTGGCAACCTTGCGGTGCTCAGGGAAGGTGGCCTTCTCAAAAGCGGCCTTTATGTCTGCCTGCTCCTGCTCGGTCGGTGCAACCTCCGGATCGGTGCTGACGGTGCCGTCGTCTGCAAACTCGATACGATGCAGTTCCCGGAAATACTTGCCACGCTTTTCCCGAATAACAGCCGACTTGAGGCCGACAGCGGTTGCCTTGTACTTGCGCAGATATTGGGCTACCGCTGGGATATCAAAAAGATCAGATATCAGTTGTGACATTTCAATTTCCGTTGTTCAGCAGTTTGTCGATTTCGGCGGCGCATTCAATGAGGTCGTCGCGCCACTTAGCCAACTGCTCCCGCTGAACTGGTTTCTGCACTTGTATCGACACTGCCGCTCCGGCTGAGATGGTCGCCGTAAGTTTCAATATTCTTTCCAGAATTGGCCCCGCCCGCATTTTCCCGTTCCTCGTACTTGGGGTCGATATCCCCGATATATCGAACCAGCTTGATGTTAATCATCCGGAAGTCGCGAGGCACAGTCCCCTTGATTGCGTACAACGCCTTGGTCGCACGACCCCGGTTGATGATTGGTTTTGCTATCTCGTCGTAATCAAAGCGCCCCACCTTTGCATAGACGTTATCTGTGTCGTCGGCCAAGTGCAAACCGAGTGACAAATGTGGACCCGTAAGCCGCCGACCGCCACGCTTGGCGACGTTGATTTCTTCGTTCTCATCCTTCGGGTTGATCTTCGCTAGGGTGACAAATACAAGAACGTCGTATTCATAACCCGTGACCTGGACATCAATCAGCGGCGTTGGCCGGTTGACGATGTTTCGTTCACGCGGGTCTGGCATGACCCGATAGAAGGCATCGGCGATGGGAGAAAGACTGTCGACGTTGGTTACAGGGTTCGCCAACAACTTAGCCGCACGGGAAGGCAGTGGCAAATTCAAAGACCGTGCCGATAGTATTTGTTGCACAAGTTTAGGGCCAATTCCCTTAACATTTTGAACAGGGCCAACAAGAACCTTCTCTCCTTCGACGAAACCGACCCGCCACTTGTCGGTCGAAAGGTCAGGATGCACTGGCAGATATTTGACGCCCTCGGCCCGTAGCTCCCGGAGCGCCTGCAATTGCTTGTCGGCTTTTTCTTGATGCGTCAGCGTTGCCGCCGCGAACTCCAGCGGGTAATGCGCCTTGAGGTAAGCGCACTGGTAGGATATAAGTCCATACGCCACGGCATGGGATTTGTTGAAACACCATGCACCGAAGGCGCACAGACTGTCCCAAACTTCAAACGCCGTTTCAAACGGAACGCCTTTTTTGACACATTCTTCTTTAAACGGGTTGCCGTACTGGTCGAAGAACTCGCGCCCCAAGGACTTTGACATTGCTTTCCGGAGGTTAGAAGTATCTTCCCATGAGAGACCACCAACCTCACGGACGATGGACATGATCTGTTCCTGATAGACGACAACGCCGAAGGTGTCGCCAAGATATGGCTCGAACACCGGATGCGGAATTTCAACTGGTTCCTTTCCGTTCTTGCGTTTGATAAAGTGAGCCGTAGAGCCAGAAGATAGAGGCCCCGGTCGCGCCAGAGCCGTAAGGCTGACAATGTCGTCGAGACACGTAATGTTGATTTCTTTGGATACCCGCTGTAGAGCGGCCCCTTCAAATTGAAAAATTCCTGAGTATTTTTGGTCATTAAGCACCTGGAAAGCTTTGGGGTCGTCGAGAGGAATATTGTCGAGCCACTTGGCATCCTTGCCAATGGCCTCCAAGCAGTCCTCGAAAATCGAAAGCTGGGTCAAACCCAAGGCATCGATCTTTAGCAGGTTCAGTTCTTCCGCGTCCTTCTTGTCGCAGTAGGTGCCGCCCGTGCTGCTATCAACAGCAACGTACTCCTTGATGGGGCGCTCGGTCACCAGAACGCCCGCCGCATGCTGGGACTTGTTGGACGGATGACCCTCCATGCGAGAGGCAATCGTGAACTCCGGATATTCCCGGAGCAAGGTCTGCCCCGCCGGGGTATTGGCAAGCGTGTCCTCGACCGCCTTCAAGGCACGAGCGTCACCAGACGAGGTCTCAATAAGGCTGTCGAGCACGGGATTGGTTTTCCAGAACGGAATGCCGAGGCCAGCACCGGCGGACTGGATAACCGACCGGGGCTTATACAGGGAAACAGTTCCTAGACGAGCCACCCGCTCCTTGCCGTATAGTTCCTCCATATGCTTGAATACCATATATCGCTTTTGATCAGAAAAGTCGATATCGATATCGGGCAAGTCCATTCGGTTAACGTCGATGAACCTTTCAAAGAGCAATCCCCACGGGATGGGGTCGATCATGGTGATCCCCAACAGGTAGCAGACAAGGCTTCCTGACGACGAGCCTCGGCCGGGACCGACGAGCATGTGCCCCTTGGACCATTGGATCATTTCAGAAACGATGTAGAAGTAGTCTTCGAAGCCCTTGTCGTCAATAAGGGCAAGCTCACGATCCAGCCGTGCGGCATACACCGGGTCCGTAAGGTCGCAGCCGGTTCTCACAGCGCCTTCCTCGCAGAGTTGGCGCAGGGTCTTCTCCTTGACCGGGGTCAGAAGGGTTCCTTGGGGTAGCTCGGCATTGCATTGGTCCGCCACCAGCATCTCATTTGCCACCGCCTCGGATATATCACTTTCATCGGGGCGGCATTTTTGGACGGAAGCCAGCCATTCGTCGCTCGTGAGAATATGCTGGGGATAAGTCTGTGTCGACTTGTTAATCCCCATGAGCGTTTCGTAGAGGACGCGGTCGCCTTCGTTGGTGTAGCGATTGACCGAGGTCTTGATGAACTTGAACCCGAGCGCCTTAGCCTTAACAAAATATCCTCGGTAGACTGCGGGCGAGAGCGCAACATAGGTTTCTTCATCTTTGACAATGTGCTCAAGTGCGGCTCGGTGCCCAATGATTTTGACGACGCCGGTTGCGCGATTGACCTGTTCATAAGTGAGAAGCGGAGTATATCGAAACTGGTTGGTGGCAAGCTCAATGAGGTCATGAATTGCCGCAACATTCTCTTTTGCAAGAAAAGTGACCTCTGCCGTTGGAGGCTTCTTGTCTTGGGGGCCAGTCGTGACATTCAGGGTTACTCCATAAATGGGCTTGAGGTCCTTTTTCTTGGCGAGCTTGCGCCAGCGGACAAACCCGAAGGTTGAGGCAAAGTCTGTGATCGGAGCGACGGTATAGCCGCACTCGACGATCCTGTCCATAACTTCTTCAATATGGCCCACGGAATGATTGTAGGAGTAGCCTGTCATGATCCTCATGATGTGATCTTTCCGTTGTGGTATGCGATGAATTGGTTAAGCTCGACCTGCTGTCCATGGGTCAGTACATGCGGGAGCATTGCTTCCGGCAGGACTTCAATGAAAGAGCGGGTGTCTTTCGCTTGGTTGAAGCCCATATAAACGAAGTCCTTGGCGTCAATATAGTCGATGTAAAACCCAAGCCCTTGGCCCGTTGGCCCGTTGCCAAGGAAGACCCGTGCCATGGCATTGCTGCTCAAGACAGGGTACTTCCCTGCGAGAAATACATGCGCCTTGTTTATCTGTTCTTGACGGGCTGTGTTGACGCACAAGAAAATGTTCCCGCCAATACCTTTCGTTTCCCAGCGCTCCATGGCGCGGCGCAAGGCTTGGGCATGGCCGTCCGGTTCCTGCCGCTTGGGTCTCACAGCATGTCCTCTTTAATGAGGTCCAGATAAATGTTCCCCAAAGCGCGAGTGTCAGGCTCGGCGCGGTGGTGGTCATCAAAGTCGACCCCAAAACGAGCCATATGCAGCTTACCGAGGCTAAGTCGGTAGCCTTGCAGATACTCGGTAGCCTCGACGGTGCAGACGACCTCGGGCCAGTTGATCTTGAGGTTCAACCTACGCAACTCGATATCGATCATGTCGGTATCGTATTTAGCATTGTGGGCGACGACCCGGTCGTGGCTCTCAATATAGTCGATGATCTTCTGCGCATGCGCTTGGAATGGCAGCTTGTCCTTCAACATTTCATTGGTGATGCCGGTGATGCGGGTCGTCTCTTCCGTCACATTGAACGGCGGCTTGATAAGCATGCCGAGACTATCCGTCAGCGACATGCTCTCATGGTCAGCCGTCACGCCAAAGAACTCAATGACGCGAGGCTGCCGGTCCAACGGCCGACCTATATTGTCAATAAGGTCGGTCGTTTCGGTATCGAAAACGCAAGCTCTCACTTGGTTTCTTCCGGAATTACGACTGGCGGGGATGGCTGGGTGAGGCCGGAAGACGCGAGCTCCTCCTCTGTAAGCTCCGCAAGAATGTCCTCACTGATGACATACGGAATACCCGGCTCGCCTTCATGTCGACCCGAATTGGTGTTCAGGTCCTTCATGAACTCCTGCTCGTCCAGCACGAGCGGGTCCTCCGGGTCATATTCCGACCGCTCGACTTCCTGCTTGAGTATTTCATTGTACTCGCGCAGTTCGCCGTCCAGTTCTTGGAGCATCGGTGTATAGACCATGAGGTCATGCAGGCTGTCCTCGTGCCCGCCGACATTCCAGTTCTGGCAGTATCGGGCCAATTTGGCGACCATCTGCGTCAGAATGCCAAAGCGATTGTGGTCTTCCAGAGTGACCAAATTGACCCCTTCAGGAAACAAGGCATGCATGACCTCGCCATGGCGCTTGTAGTTGTCGCCATATACCTTGTTGCGCTCTTCATAGGTGTCTGCGCCTTCGCGCAACATTTCAGGTACAGTTTTCATCCCGGTTGTCCGTTCCTTGTTTGCCAGCAATCTATGCCAGCGTTGCGCAATGCCTCCACGACGTCGTCACGGTCTTCCATGGCGATGATGGCGGCGTTAGGGTAATCGGCATAAATACGCCGAACTTCTTCCAGGAACTGAAGTTTCAACTCCGGCTCCTTGGTCTTGGGGATATCGAAATTGTCCCGCATTAGAAGATGCTCGGGGTATATGCCGAACTTCTTCAACTGCTCGTAGGTGCGATGGCGATATTTTTCATACCGACCGGTCACTAGAACAATTTCGAACGTGGTCCAGTTGATCGAGTTCAAGAACTTCCTGAACGTCGGATGGCACGGGTCTTCAAGGGCTGCTTCCTCGTAGGCGTCCCAATCACCAGACTTCATCAGGTGTAGCCGATGGGAATTGTCCGTGACTACACCCTCAAGGTCAACCATGAGGATGCATTCGGTCATTCCGTAGCCTCGGCCTTATTGGATGAGAACCGCCGGAGCCAGTCCTTGAACCCCGGCTCGCGGCTATGGATGCGACCTCTGGACATCATCATGCCCCAGGACATCTCCTCGACAGTCGGCCAGTGGAAGTCAGCCGCCTCGGAAAGCATGACGTTGCAGCCGTAGCCCTTGTCGCTGAACGTCGCCATGGGACGATCGCCCAAGGAATAGAAATAGCCAAGCTCGAAGGCTGTGCCAGTGTCCCTGTCATCGATGCATGCGAGCAGCATGAAACTATCGCGCATAGCAGTGATG